ATGAAAAAAGTATTACTTAGCCTTACTATGTTGGCTATAATATCAACGCCGGTATTGGCTAAATCCCCTGTAGCTAACTTAAAAATCAACGGTGATATTAAGCCACCAACTTGTACTATTAATGGGGCGACACAAAGTGATGTTCTTTTTGATTATGGAAGAATAAGCCCATCACTTATCCCTCAATCGAAAATTTACTCTTACTCTGGCATTGTAGCTCATAATGTCGTTACGGTTGAATGCGATGCAAAAATATATTTAACCTTTGTTGCGTCTGATACTTATGGTGACACGGAGTTAAGTGTTAATAATACATCAGGCTGGTTTCATTTAGTTGATAAAGCAAATCCTGAAAATACAGTTGGAGCGGCTGATTTCATATGGAGTGATGCTACGGTCGATGGTAAGCCAGCTTTTATTTCACGGGCAAACGATGTTGCAATTACAGGAAAAATCTACACCAACGTCTTATACAAAGGACCAACTAATGGTTGGACATCAGAAAAACAATCAGGCGTTGATAAAAATGCCCTGGCTCTAATTCCTGGTCAAGTTTTCCAATCAAATTTCAGGCATGGTAATTCAAATGGTACCTTTATTTTATCTAAAGATGAATTAAGTAAAAAAGGAATAGATTTATCTAATGGTTTAGATTTTATCGGGGAGGCTGTTCTCACTTTTAACTTTGGTGTCTAATTTTTAGAATAATTGATAATCACAATATGAAGATTTATTATATTGTGATTATCTTTTTATATTAATATGAATGAATGTTATTTATGCTATCCTAGCTTTCTTCCTCTTCTTTCCGTCTGCATTTTTTTCCGCTTTCTGTGCTTCTTCTATCTCACGCATTTTCACGAGAATAGAACCGTTCTCTATAACTGCAGAGTCATCCCAAATAAGTGACTATTTATTAACGTCGAGTGGCGTTTCAATACTGTTATCAACACAGCCCAATTTAATTGACAGAGAAAAGTAAAACTACGTTACGTTATGGAGAATGTATGCAAAGAGAAAGGAGTTTCCAAGACCATAAAAAAGCAACACATTTTTAGATTAGCCAGAGCATGTCTATGAAGAGTGGGTTAGAAGTGAAAAATGGTAATGCTAATTTGACCCGTTACTTGACCCGCATATCTCGCAGATTTTTTTAAAAAATCGCATAAGTTATTGATTTTAAATCCCTACAGGATTCAATATAAAGACGTATTACATTGATTATAAACATCTTAATTTCATTCAATTTTGTATCATGCCCCCAATTATGCCCCCTTTTTATTTTGTGACTCAATAATTAAAGGGTTCAGGATCCAGTTTTCTCAAATCTACTAGCATTGCAAAAATATCATCAATTGGTAATTTCATTGCAGATAACGAAACACCAACCAGAAATAACCCTCACCGTAATCTCACCGCGTTTTTCACGACTCCGTTTCAAACGGAACCGTAAAATTAACACTAGTGCGATTTCAAATGACGGCAGTGATTATTTGCGCACCTCAATATGAGATGTACAAAAAAGAATAGGTAGGCTGGCGGGATATATTCGAACTGCTCCGATGATTTGGTATTAATTAACTAAGATGATAGTCATTAATAGAGGCAACCACAAGTTGTATACTCACTTAAACCAAGAATTCATCACACTATTTTTTGTTAATTTTTACAGATTTATTTTCTTCTTTAATATTTTTTTCACGCTCCACTATTATTTCCTCTTCATTATTAGGAAATAGGTTCTTGATTACAATAACAAAAACAGCAACTATATTAATAGTCACCCCAGTTATTAATGCTATCAATACTTTATCGTTCATCTCAAAAGTTGATTTTATTTTTAGATCAGTTCCTATAATCTCAATATCTTTATAACCACTAAGCAATATTATAATAAAAAAAACAATAGACCACATCCATACGAACCGATAAGCCTTTGAAGCATAAAGCTTTCTTAGTTCAATATTTTGATTCTGCCTTTTTACTTTTGCTTTAAGAGATTTTCGATAAAGCTTATCAAACTTTTGGTCTGATAATGCTTGCTGAACTTTTACCGATGCTAACTGGCTTGCTATTGACTGCTGATCAGGAATATATGCCGACCGCTCTTCCTCATATAAATCTTCTGAATCATTTTGTGTAGTACTTTGATTTTGAGTATCTGTTGATGAATCGCTTTGATGCTCAGAAGTGGAACCTGAATTTGCATCAGGATCCACAGAGGACTGGTTTGTAACTTTCTCAAAGTGGTCATTAGTGTTCTTTATGGACTGTCTCAATAGCTCATTAAAAACACTAACACTTTTTTTTCTAGTCATTTAGTTCAAGCTTATTTCTCATTGTTCTTTCTATAACTTCATTACTAATAACCACATCTTTTACTGAACCATTATGATGCAGGCTATTTGTTACATCCCAAGCGGAACCTTTTTCATGAGTTAAGTTGGATAAATACATTGCACTTTTATTACCATATACTTTTAATACGGCGTTTATAATAGCTTTTGCTTCTTCATCATCTTGATTTATTTTAGGAATAACCATTTTCATATTAAAAATATTTTTGTCATCAGATGAAATTAACTCAGTTCCTAACTGAGAAATAGTTGCTGATCCATAAGGCTTGAACTCATGATAAACAGACTCAATAACAGGTCCAAATTTCCATGCTTTGACGGCATCTTTTATCAGTGGCTTTCCTGTAATTGCGAGCATCCAAGCATGAGCAAAAAATACGAGCTTTTGTAATTTCATAGGGGAGAGATCATCTACTCCCTCATGTTTTGCCCTTTCAATGAAGGCATTGGCGACAGCGATAGCAGAGTAAGCCATAATTACCTCCTGAAATAAATTTGAATATTACAATCCTGAGAATTTGCGCGCGAATATTACTATACGTCATATCAATAGTATATATGGCATTTCCTATTAATTTACAAGCACCCCGCCAAAATAGCCTATAAGGCTAAAATTTCATGGGCGAATAAATACAGAGAAATACTTCATTAGATAAACAAAAAACGCCTTATATTTTGACGTTACGTTGACGTATGTTTTATCTATAAACCATTCCGTAAGCATTAATACAACTAGCTTTAACACATATTATACTATGATCAATTCGGGCTTATAGATATTAATTTGTATAAGGGTAATTTTCGATAACGTCAAACGTATAGGCAAGCCCACCAGCTTAACGTCAATGATTTATAAGACTTTATAGGTCAACGTAACGTCAAAATTGATGTTGCTAATGCCAATATTGATACTAAGTTTTACTAACCAGCAACTATCTGCGCCCCTGTTAGCTGATAACCATTAAACCATTCATAGCGACCTGTAGCAGTTACTTTGTTTCCTTTCTGGCAAGTCATTAGCTCTAGCGCGTTAATATCGAATGCCACTATCTTTAATGGGTACGGACTACGCTTGTCACTTTCAGCCTGAATAGTCATTGTGGCCATAACTTTACCAGTGGCTGTTTTGACTCGTTCAGGGGCTTTTATTACCGTTCCTGATGTGGTGATCTTGATTAACTTTGCTTTTCTCATTTTTGGTTTATTCATCTTGATACCATCACAATATAAGCCATTAGTTAAAATAAAATGCTGATTGGACTCTGGAAGATCGGATAATAATTCCAATTTCTAGGGGTGATCTAAACGTTAATTTATCCATGATGATACGGGATTATCCCGTATGTAGATATAACCTGTTGATTATACTTAATTCCGGTAAATCGACGGAATCAAAATACAACTGATTGATAATACTTAATTCTGTCACAAAAACAGATTAAAGCTCATTGGTCATCGTTTCAGTGACCAATGGTAAGAGTTGGCAACACATTGTTTTTATTGCTAACGGTCAAATTGACCGACTGAAATCTTAGCGTAACCTCAGTGTTAGTTTCCATTTGCTAAAGTGCGCTTTCACTGGAAACCATTGAGGAAACCTCGCCGTAATCTTGCCGTTCAATCACATTATACGCACCGTAATAGGACCGTTATTTTAGCTTTGGTTATTCATTTTCAGAGTAGATAAACTATTGATTTACTCGGTAACGCATATTTGCGTCATGGTAACTTATTGATATTTATTCAGAGTGCTTATTTGCATTGTGGTTACTTTTACCTCGTAGCCATTATTGGAATATTGCCAGCCAGTGACGAGACTCCAATTTCAGAGCCTCATGATTCCTTAATCTCAAGGAGTCCTATTATCGTTTTAGTGCTGGCTTAGTCCATTGGTAGGTAGGTGATGTCATTCTGCGCCTATGACGCTCTTTAGCCTGTATTATCTGTGCTACACCTGTTCTAATCGCTAACCGATCACGCCCATTGAGTGATTGCCCTTGCTGGTGGGCTAACTCCATCATAACGGCTTCTATTGCTTCTCGTTGTAACATGACTATACCTCAAAGGAGTGGTTATTTCCGCCATACCTTGATTGTGCTGAATTGGAACCAATCAAAGGTTATCAATCCACTAGCGTAAAATATGCCGTTTTGCTGGCAACCAAAGTGGCAACCATCAAAGTGGCAACCACGTTAGCAGATTGAATACGCTATTTCAGTACGGACCCAAAGTGACGGCCTTGGAATAATCAAACAGTTACCGATGCGGGCAATATCATTTTGCTGCGTACCATTCTGCGTACTTTTCCACAACATCATGATTTTATTTGATTATAACGAATCGTTAGAATTAAACACATACCCACTACGTACCTAAAATAAATAAACGATGTCAGGTTTTGTCAGGTTCTGATGTTAACAATTGTCAACATTTAACGAGTAAAGTATCCAATAAAATATAGCCTTTTCGGTGGATACCTTAGTGGATACCTCACGTTTGAAAGTCAACGGATCATCATAGTACCACTATGTTTATGTGGTTAGCTGTATTGGCTAATATTTAGCTACTTTAGCTAAAATCACTAATTTGTGGTTTTGATACCAAGGGTAGCATTTCAACTGTTACCCTTTCCGACTATGGCGATAATCACCACAGTACAGCACTCACTTTTGAGCTTTGCCATGTATTCAATCAGTTACAAGGCGCAAGAATACGCTTTGCTTGTTTTACAGTAAGTTACCTTAACTTTAAGTTATGGACTTATTCGTTAAATCCACTAGCAATGATACATTTTCTAATCTGTATAACAGTGTTATACACTGATATAATAAGCGCTCACTGAGTTAATAACGGACTATTATCATGAGTAAATCTAATCTTATTGCCTTTCGTCTCCCTGCTGAACTACAAACCCTGTTTAATGATGCTGTATCGAACTCTGGTAGCGATAAAACAGCGTGGATAGTCTCCGCTATCAAAGAGAAGTTAAATCGTCCAGACAGTAATCCTGACGCTCGCATACTGTCGCTGGTGGGACGCCTAGAATCGTCTGTCGCATCTTTAATTGCTGGTAAGGCAGATATCCCACCGTATACCTATAATAATGAGTCTGCTGTTGTTTCTGTGGTTAATTCTGTGCTGTCTGAGGGTGTAACCAATGGGCGCATTATTGCTGAACGGATTAATGAGGCAGGCTATCAAACTAAGGCAGGTAAAGCGTGGGATAAAGATATTTATTCAGCGTGGAAGCGCCATAAAGATATTACTGGCAAACTACAAGTTAGGCATTAAAATATATTATTCTCATTGCTTGCAGTAATAAATCCTAAATCAGCTCCAAATGCTTCCCGAGGGAATCCTCTAGAAGAAAGTCCCATATGATTAAAGTTACATCCTGGCATATTCGGCTTAGAATCTATAAGGTCAGCAACTTGTCGAAGCCAATTTGAGTTTGGAGCAATACGTTTAACTAAATACCACATTACACAAATTAATCCATAAATTCGTTCTTTTTGAAGACTGGTAGAAATTAGCGAATCAAAATAATCTATTTGCGGTATCATTAAAGGAACATATTTACGATTCCATATTCTCGAATGATGTGCACACCTATTACGTAATATATTCAGTCCATTTAACCAGTTAGCAAATGCTTGGGTGTTATTTATGTCGAATCGCCGCGTGATTTTTTTTTGCAAATTCCCCTTGAGCATTAAATAATATTTCGACATTTGCCCGAAATCCCACGTTTCAACCGCAACCCAAAATGGAATTTCCTTTCTCTGTTCAAGATGCCAATGAATACATTCATCTCTACTCGTCTTTATTTTCTTATTAAGAACGGCTAGCCATTGTTCAAATTTGCTATTTTCCCCTGACGTAAATCTAGGATTCATAAAAGAAGCTTTACAGTACGCAAGAGGATCTAATCGACCTATTTCATGAGCAATAACTGACCTAATGTGTATTTCTATACGCTCTAAAGCATCTAGCATCAATAAACGAAGCTTTTTATCAAACAAATAGAGGTCATAGGCACTTTCAAAAGTTGTTCCAGGTAGAAACTGATCTGTTCTGCGTGAAAGGTTATTATCACCAGTAACAATTATTCTAGCCGTATACCAAAACCCTGACAGCCGATAATAACCAACCTGAGTTAATTTTTTTATTGCTCGATCATGGTCAGAAATCTGCATTCCCCTTTCAAGTAAAAGGCTTAATTGCTCGGCATATTCCTTATGTGGTTTAGCAGCTATCATAATGATTTATTTAATTTTATCTGAATCATAAAATAGAAGGCCCGACCATGAGACTCACAAAGCAATTAAGCATGGAGAAACAGAGGATCGGGCTCAGTTGAGATAAAATTTACTACATATGCTGAAGAAGTCAATAGTTCCAATAACACTAAATTTTCCGTTACTCCTACTTTTACATAAAAAATTCAATATGTAGATAATTAAAACGATACTAACACTATATATAGATTAATTGGTATTACCTGTTAATGAGCAAGAAAAATATTTATAATCATCTCGTGATATTAGTCTCAAATAAAAGTTAATAGTGTTTGTTATACTCAATACTCAACAAAACTGTATGGAAAGCTGTCGCTCTAAACATTTCTGTACATCCAAGTTTGCGTATAAGCCACCTCTAAACCTTAATGTACCCATCTTTACCGTGATATATACCTTGCGCATTAATTCGCACTCATGTGCAAAATGGCTTATAGATACTTTAGAGTGTGATGGGAATTGAGGAAGGAATTACCTTATCAGCCATTATCATCTGAAACATTATCAAATGTTAGCATTTACCGAAGATATCCAAAGATTCAGTACCGATAAAACCTTAGGAAAACTTAGGATCTAGGCATTAGAAAAACGTTAGGATTTGTTAGGATTTAATTTTTATATTTATCTCTATCAGCCTCTATTTACAGTCTTTCTAACGTGTCCGAAAACTATTTTCTGTGGGATGTATAAATCGTGTTCTTAACGTGCCCGAAAAGTCATTTCATTTACGCGCGTACTGTTCACGAAAGTATGAAGGCTAACTCTTCAACTCTTCATGAATATACTTAGTTAAATTAGGTAGCGTTTCCTCGACCGCTTTTTTCAAGAACTCTTTTTTAGCTGTTGGTCGTTTAAATTTCTGCTTAACTTTCGGATCATGCACATAAACGGCATAGCTGGCGGAGTAACCAATACGTCCCGTTATTTTTGTACCATTAACAGTAACATCCCTAAACTGACTATTAATCAATGTTGATGTATCGATAGGCGTATAAATTGCGGATTGTGCTCCAGCATCGAAAAGAAACCGTTGCATAGCCCGTGATACTCGTTGATCTACATGCTGGCAATATTGTAGAAATGATTGATTGCGACCTTTCCTTTTAGATACTTTTATCTTTATCATTATGTACCCTTCAATACTATAAAGGGCAGAAATCTGCCCTATTATGGTTTTTATCCATGCTTTTAATTACCACTTTCTTACTTTTTCCAAAGCACCACCGCTACGCATTTCGTTACCAAGTACGTCATAAACCGTACCTCTCACCATTTGCTGTATCTGTTGCGCTTCCTTTTGAGTGATGCCATTAGGTGCTTGAACTTGGAATGTAAAGTGCATATCACCCATACTGACACCGTTGCCACCTTTACCCATTTGTCGATTACTAATAACTCGACCATTATCGCCCGGTATCATGTACTGACTACCGTTAGATGCTTTGAATATCTCAGGCTTCCCACCTTCACCCACTCTATACATAGAGCCAGCATTTACGGGTCCACCATTTTTACGAGCACCAGCAAGCGCAATCATAGCGGGAATAGCTGTTGCCATTGCTGCCATACCCCATGTAGCGGCAGACCCCATAGTGGCAATACTGGTTGTCGCTGCGGCTGGAGCCATAGCATTTGTAATTGCTGCGCCAGTAGTTGTAGCCTCCGCTATAGCTTGAGCATTGGAAGCCTTACGCATGGCACTTTCAGTAACCATATTCTTAACCTGTTGCATACCCATTTGAACCAGAGCGCCAACGGCTTGGTCTACGATGGTTAAGGCGACATTACGGAAAGCATCGTTAAGGGATTGTGTTTGAGTTAATAGCCCTGTGAGTACGTTAGTAGAGCGTTGTCCTAATGCGTCCAACCCATCAGCTAAGAATTGATTTGCTTGGCTTTGATTGCGCCATATCTCCCATTGAGCATTCATGCGGTCTTGCTCATATTGAGTATTAGCGGCATTCATTAACTCTAAGCCACGCTGAGTAATAGCGCCTTTTTCTGTTTCAAACTCACGAATAAGTGCAAGTTTACGTTCGTGTTCGTTTTTGAGTTGCTGAACAGGGTCATATTGCCCTTTAGCTTCAGTTATTGGGTCAATAACCGCGTTTATTTTTATTTCAGCCATTCCAGCATCAAATGCCTTCATTGCTTTATTGCCTAACGCCTTAAACGTTTCTTCATCAATGAAATCATTATCAAACATGCGTTTAAGCTCTTCAGATTCTTGTCTAAATGCTCTTGCAAGTTTTAACTCCGGTGTGATTTCTTGTGACTTAATAAAGTCATCGACTTTCTGCTTAAGGTCGAAAACCTCAGCGGCCTCTTCGGCAATAGCTTTCTTTTGTTTATCAGTGGCATCAGCACCCAGACTTTGAACAGCGTTAAAAATAGCCATTTCTCTATTTACGTTAGCTGCGCCAGAACTCAATAATTCAAATTCTTTTCTTAACGTCTCAGTCTGTTGCTGTTGTTTTTTAATGGCATCATTTGCCTTATTAATCGCTTTCAACGACTTGTTAGCATTTGATTTGCTATTTAGTGCGGCTTCTTGAGCTTCACGTAAATTGCGTATTGCCTCTATCGCTTTCGGGAGTTCGGTATTGTAGGTAGCCGAACCTTTTTTTATCCCCATTTGCATAAGCAGTAACGAGGCATTGTATTCATCCAGTGCAGGCTTACCGTCTTTCATGCCAATAGTGAGGGCTTGTGTTCGTTGCTCTATCTCAGCAAGAGAGTTAGCAAGGTTTAAACTTGCCTTCTTATCAAGTTCATCCGTTAACTCTTGTATTTTTTGTTTAAATAACTCGGAGTCTTTAACAAAACCATCAGCAATTAAAGCCTTTTCTAACTCTTTGATGGCTTGTTCTTTCTTAACGGCTGCGTCACTGCCTAGCTCTAGTGATTTAGCTAATTGTTGGTTAGCATCAACTATCCCTTTAGCTTGGCGTTGATAAATTAATTCCGCTCTGCTGAGTTCGTCTGTTTGTTTTGCTCTCTCTTTTGCAATATTAGCGGCTTTACCTTGTGATACCGTCCAGCGACGAATATTCTGCTCACCTTCTGAAATAAGTAGCTCATACTGCTGCTGTTTCTTGGTGAGTTCATTAATTGCTTTGACTAAGTCATCGCGTACATAAGGAGAGCCAACCTCAATACCTTGCTCTTTTTGGGATTTAATTTCTTTATTTATTTCAGCTAATTGTCGCTTGTAAGAGCCTAATTCTTGAGTAGTATTTTCAAGACTTTCTTTCTGCCCTTCTAGTTGTGTGGTTGTTTCCGCTATCTTCTCGCCTAAGCGGTTAGCCACAGCGCGAGCCTGTTTGGCTGACAGTTCGTCAATTTTATCAATCCACTGATCTACTCTGTCATTAAACTCTTTCGTTGCGGTATCATCATTCATCGCGTTATATAGCGCATACACGCCAGCAGTAGCCAACATAAAAACACCCGTTGGGCCACCTAATAACCCCACAACACCTCGCAATCCTTGCATAGCAATAGATTGACTTCTAGCCGCTTGGGCTGCGCGACCATTAGCTACGGTCACCGCGTCTGTTGTAGTGGCTAGTGTGGCTTTCGCTTTTTGCTCTAATGCTAATGCCGCATTTAATTTTTGAGTTGCTAGTGTTTCTGCTTCTTTTGCTTTAGCGACTCTAGCCTCAACAAGCGCAATTTCTTTTCCGGTTGTAGCTAAGTGCGTTTTTATTTTAGTTTCCGTAGCATGTAGCGCATTACTGGCTTTAGTCACTCGCTGTAAATTTTCTTCACTCGCAGTCATTTGATAAGTTATTTCAGCATCCTTGAGCACTGCTGCCTGTCGTGCCCTCAGTGACTCTAAATTACGCTGCTTGATATCATTAGAGCCTTCTAATGAATAAACGTGTTCTAACGCTGCCTGAGCTGCTTTTAATTCTGCTTGTGTTGATGCTTTAAGATTTTTGGCGTTAATCACTTCTTGGGAGGCAGCAGCTTGCAATGCCTGAGCCTTCATTTGAATAGCGCGAGTATGTAAAACCTCGGCTTGTGTGGCATTAATTGCCCCTTGAGTATGTTGCAAGAGCGAAACAGTAGCGCTACCAATATTAGAAACATATCCCGCCCCTAGTAGCCCAGACACATTGCTAATCACACCTGTAAAACGCGCGTTAACAGTCGTTGCCTTATCTGTTGCCATTGAAGCGGCGCCAATTTGCCCCGCCAATTCACTCATTTGACGTGATAAGCGGTTTATTTCAGGCATTTTTAACGCACTGGAAACCGCGATTGCTGATTTATTGAATTGAGTAAATGATTTGCTTGTGGTGTTTGCTTCATTGCCTAAATCATTTATTTTTCTTCTTGCTTTTTCGATTTCACGGTTAGCCTCAAGAAGGCCAGCCGTATCGGCATCTACATATACTGTGTAACCTTCGCCATGATACATAATTTTCTCCCTGTGATTAATGTACAACTGATAAGGTTGATAAAGTGCTTCCTGCTTTTAGTGCCTGCACATTTAGAAAATTAATCAATTTATATGCCTGTTCCGTTAGGGAGTAAGGCTTTGTTGATAAGTTAATTAACGGGGATAATAAATCATACGCCTTACCTTCAACGTCAATCTCTTCTCCATCCGCTTTAACCGCAAATACCGCATTATCAAACAACCCAGCGGCCAGTAATTCAGGGGTAACTTTACCTGTGATACCGTTATAAGTTACTAATGTTTCTCCTGTTTCAGCTTTTAAATTATCAACATAAATCTGGGCTATAGTGCTTGCTAACCGTTGTAATTTTTCCATTAGAATCCCTCGTTATGTAAGGCATTAATTAGTAACCCTTGAATTAATTGACTAATAGGTGCTCGTTGAATGAAAAAATCTTTTTCACCCTGTTTTTCTTTAAACTTTTTGACGCGTTCTATTATTTCACTATCAATTGACACTGGCTTGAAGGTTCTTTTTTGCTTACTCATGTTTATTTATCCACACTGTAATTATATACAATACAATTATATAATGGATTAAAAAATAATCAATAATTGATTAATACAAACGACTATAAAACAGGGGGGATTTCTATAAAATTTAATATGATAGGAGCTATAAGAACAAAAAACCGACTCAAGGTCGGCTTTTGTTTTATTGAACTATTTACTATTACAAAGACGTGCTATATACAGGGCTTTTAAAAGTATAAATTAGATATGTTTTCCCTTGATTTGATACGCTCATTCTTAAGTTTGCTTTGTATCCATCTTTATCAAAATCCATATTAATATCACCACAACCTTGGCTTGCTAAGCAATTTAAAAAATCGCTTTCTTTTTTAAGAACACGGGTTTTATTTACAGGAGCACCATATACTTTTTGTAGTTGATTTCCCGCTTGTTCATATAGCTCAAATGCTTCCTCTTTGGTTGTCGCTTTCTGATCAAAATTTTCAGTATAAAGTATATAAAATAATCCTAGCTTATCGTCAAATGTTGCAAATAAAATAGCTGCGTCATGTCCATCAGGTGTTTCTTTGAATGTACAAGAATGTCCAAAATTACAATTTGTGTCTTTTAAATTTAATGCTTTCACACTTTCTTTAGTCTGCCCCCACTTAAACCCGTAGGGTGCTGGCGGGTTGTTATCACATCCCGATAAAAATAAAGCCAATAGAGCCGTTATCATGATTTTTTTCATTTGATGATCCTTTTAGTTGATAAGGCAAATTATACATAACCACCTCAGTTTATGCTTTGACGGTTGTTACCTTGCTATTTTTTAGCCCATTCCACCAGCATTTGTTTTGCTAATGCTTGTTGTTGAGGTGTGATTTCTCCTTTAGGCTGCCCGTTCATATCAAAACGATTACCGCCCAGAGTAAGGGCTTTCAGATAGGTTTTACGACTAATGTATGATCGCAACCCCTGCTTAATGTGACTCTCAGGTATATCCAGCCTTTTATCTTTAACCTCAGCAATCATGGCTTCTTTGATACCTATCATCAGTGGTTTAGCCTCTGGCTCATTAAATATCGTCCAGTGCTTCGCTATACGGTCGATACGGTGTTGTTTCTTCTTCGCGTGAACATCTGCCTTATTTTTCTTCTTCGGTTGCTGCGAGGCTTCCTGTGGCGTTTTAGTTTGCAAGCTTTTTGGTGTGTTCGTTGCTGGTGGATTTTTACGTTTTAGTGTGAGTATTTGAGTGCTCATTTAAATATCTCTCTATAGGCAAAAAACGATTTTTCTTTGGGATAACGGGATAAGTTGCTTATTTTCATTTAATATCATCAAGTTAACTTATCCCAAACACCTTATTTTCTTATCCCAGACTTTTTATTTTTGGGATAACTTTGCTTTTTGATTAACATTTGTAACAAATTGTTATCATTTGATTTGGGGTAACTTGGGATAACATGGGATAAATAGAAGTAACTTAACTTAATAATATTATTATCTTTTTTAATTCTTATCCCGTTATCCCACTTATCCCAACGTTTTTAATTCATCACGGGGATTCTGTTCTGGCTGGTTATTCTTCCTCACTATCAATTAAGACAACAAATCGCTGCTGACTACCATTAATGCTGATAGTTTTACCGTCTACACGCCCTGATTCCGGTCTGACTAAAATACCTGCCTCTTCGAGCGCTTCCGCCCCCAATTTCTTTTGAATACCTGAGAGTATTTCATCTTCAAATACTGACGGGATAATATGATATTCGTCCTTGCCGTCCTCTCTGCGACCAGAAACCAAGTAACCCGCAAGGTTTGTTATTCTTCCTGCGTAAACTCGGTCTAAATCTCCGTTGCGCTTCCCATAGGTGTATGGCTGAAAGCGATTTAATCCATAGCGTTGAATAAAATCCCTTGCCCGTTTAACGACTTGGTATTTTTCTCGGTTTCCTGTGCCATAGTTCTCTAGCCATTCATTGAAGCTATTACGAATAAATCGGCTACATTCGCCACTATCCCAACCCGTAATTGAGGCTGATAGCTCTGCGGTAGCGTCTAACATGGCAAAACGGGTAGCGACTCGCTTAACCTGTGGTGACGCCTCTTCGGGTAAACTCGATAACCATTCGTTTTCTTTGACGGTCACTTTCTGGTTGGCCATGTCCTGATTGTTGGCTAAATACTCAATCCATGCTCTACCAACTGCCCCGCAATGCTGCGTTGATGCGCGTTTTATTGCTCGTGAATGCAAATCACCATCATCAAGGCTGTGAAACTCGACAGTATCGGTAAATGGCACACTCACCAGTCGCACTAATTGCCCTGCTTTTGGGGTAACACCATTACGAATGAGGTAAGTTTCAAAATCTTCCTCACCCGTTGATAACGCCACAATCGCCCAACGTAAAACGGCTTTGTTTCCCCCGTCTTTATTACCTTGAATACGCCCTGTACCATTAAATAAACTGTAGGCACTTCCTGCCACATGCCGCACATCGTTACCCTGCCCAATTTCATCAATTGGCATAAATCCATCATTTCGAGAGGCGGCTTCAATCGTTAACCCGTACTTTGTCGCATCCCATGTTAATTTCAGTTCATCGGGTACACCGTAGATACTTGAAGCCGCTTCTACAGTAGTTGTTTTCCCTGCTGAGGATTGAGCGAATAGGTGAATGCCAAACGAGCTACCGCCCGATAATGAGTTCAGTGGGGCAGCTAACGCAACTAAACCACCTAAAATCATAGATTGGTTGCCTTTCATTAAATTACCGACATTCTTCCGCCAGCTTTCAGCGGTTCCCCTGACGATATAACCCGCAACGGCAGACGTTCCGCCGCAAAAGGCAACAGGGCGGCTAGGTGTACCAATAATATGACCATCGGGCATCACATACGCTCCATCATGCCAACCTGCGGTATGTGTGATCGTCCATTCGTCGCGCTTTCCTTTCCGTTGAAGGTAGTTAGCTAATAAATCCAATTGACCACGCTTTGTTGTAATATTAACGCCACGGGAGCGTAACCTCCCCCACCCTTGAGGCGAACCTAGTTCACGTCTCGGAATGGCTTCATAAATTATGCGGTTGCTACCTTCTTGCTTCATCTCGATAACTAAATAGCTGTCTTTGCCATCAGAGCCAATACCTACCGTAGCCATTTCATCCGAAAACCACGTTTCTTTTTCGTCAATCTCGCCCGTCGTATTGTTTTGCTTGCGTTCGATGTAATACAAACCACCATGACGCTTATCAAAAAATGGGGCTAAGTCATCGTGAGGTCTGACTTTCTTTTTTGCGTCAATGTGGATCACGTTATTCTCTTCCACTATTTCACCTGCTTGCTGATCCACTTGGCCATTAAATGCCTGTCTTGCCGCCTCAATACCGTGTGATAGGCGGTAGTCATCCCAATCGGCTTTATCATCAGTTGGGGGTAAAACAGCGACACCATTAACCGCCTTAGCCGCCTTTTCTGCCGCTAATTTCCCTGTATTGTCTTGGCCTGGCTTAATATCGTTGTCACCAGCAATAATAATCTTGCTCTCTGGGTACTTAACCTGCATTACCTTAGCTACATGAATGAGATTTCCCGCGTCAATTGCCGCAACTGTGTGCGCTTCTGGTTGGATTAAGTGACACGTTAGGGCGGTTGCTAATCCTTCAGCGATAATCACCGTAGAGACGTTTACAGTCTCATTGATGGGGTAATAACTGCCTGACTTTGAGCTATCTGACAGTAAACGCTTATCACCATTAGGCTTAATAGTTTGTGCGCCAGTAATAACGCCACCAGCATCCAATAATGGAATGATAAGAGAACCGTCCTGTAATAAATCCATTTCAAAACCATGCAGCCCCTTAGCCTTGAGATAGTCAGATCTCCCACGTTGAACATTGGCAATAGTGCGGTTATACCGTTCAATAAAGCGTTTATGCTTCTCTCTCTTCTCGTTAGCTTGTTTTTCGGCTTGCTGCGCTTTCAGTTCGTCTTGTTGTGCTTTTATCTCAGAACGACGGTAGGCTGGTGGACACGCTGAACGGGTATCAATACCAATTATGTTAGCAACCTCTTTTGCAGCTTCGGTTACACTGACACCTAACACACGCTGAACGAGATCTAATCCATCACCAGAACCGCACTGATTACAAATAAACGTGCCATTACCGTCCTTGTTATCAAATCTAAACCGGTCTTTACCACCACAATGAGGGCAAGCCGTGTGCGTGTTTAGGGGCACTTCTGCCCCAAGGTGAGATAATATAGCTTGCCATTGTCCGTTAGCTTTCAGCTTCACCTCACGGATAACATCAATCGGCTTCATTGAAACGCCCCCTTATCAGCTAAAGAGTCGCCCATATCATTAATCATGCTTTGCCACACCTCTCGACCATAACCTGTGACATATCCATTAATGACACATTGCTCTATCAAGCCAATAGCAACTGCCTCCCATGTGGGATATTGCCCTTTTAAGGCTTTCAGCAAATAGCTATCAACGAGCATTCGAATACCTTTCACACCGTCAATAATGGCAACTTCAATCGTTTTGTTGCCTACCTTCATCGAAAACCAATCACCGCCATTACGTGTGGTAATATCGTGGTAAATAGCAGCTGCGTAGCTATTCGCTAGTGAATTAACTTTAAAATTCTTCGTTATCATGTCATTGCGTCCTTTTAATGAATGGTTACGGTGTCGCTAAATTCACCATCTTCTATCGCCCTAATTAGATCATCATGAAGAACAGATAACCCCTCACGCCCTCGCTCTGATAGTCGGCAACCACGTTTAGGCTCAAGATTGATAAAATCCCTATATATCTTTACTGCCATAATTGCGCCATTCTCTGCCCCATAGTGCTCATAAGCAGCGCCCTCAATGTGATTAGCTAGTAACATACGTTCGCTTGCGGCATAGACGGTTAACGCTGCATGTTTGTTGCGATAAATAGCGGCGGTAATGGTTTTACCTCTGCCGTTGTCAACTTGATGCGTCCCGTTATTGTCTGCTTGCTCTGCGACAAACGAAGCGGCTACAATCCAACGCCACAAGATCACACGCTGCTGATTAGTTGGATTAAAAAAGCCGTCACACTCTCCCTTGCAGATAGCTAAAACCAATTCAAAGCCAAAAATCAGATCACCATCAAAGCTACCATCGTTTAATGCCTCTAATGCTTCGGTATAGCTGATAGCCTCTTGGTTGGCTGCTTCAGTAATGAGGATCACACCCTGTTCACTGTGTTCGAATGCGTTAATATTAGAAATATTCATTACTTACCCTCCATAGCAGAATCAATATCCTTGAGCTCGTCATTCACGGCAGCGAAGGCAATAGCTATCATATGGGCTGTTTCCTCGTCCTGATTTGCTTCTTGCCAAACAGTTAAGAGCGTCAGCACTCGGTTTATTTTCATGCGGGGTACTTCCAGTGATAAAACTATCTCTTTATTCGCCATTACTTCACCTCACGCACATAGTTGATTCGGATATCAATTAAACCGTCACGCTGTGCCTCTCGCACCACTTGTGACTGAGCATCTTTTAGGCTGGCAGATATCACTTGCTTGTTAATGCCTAGCGTTAGGCCTTTTAGTGTTGTGCCATAACCTGCAATTAGAAACGTTCTCATGAGCGATAATCTCCCATATCCTGAATGTGTAGCTGTGAGGCTTGCTCAATGGCGATTACCATTGGTTTAAGTGCTTTCTTCTCTTTGCGACGTAGGTTCATGGCATAGCTGCCACGCCTACCGTGCCCTTGATAAGAATCAGCCTCTAAGCGGCTAATCAAGTTCTGAGCCTCACCAATTGGCATGGCTTCAAGTTCTGCCAGTGTGGGTATGTTGGCGACGTAGGTTCATGGCATAGCTGCCACGCCTACCGTGCCCTTGATAAGAATCAGCCTCTAAGCGGCTAATCAAGTTCTGAGCCTCACCAATTGGCATGGCTTCAAGTTCTGCCAGTGTGGGTATGTTGATGTGCTGTAATTCAGGGAATTCAGACAGTCGAAAATATGCATCGATAAGCTGGTTTTGTACCTGCCAAGAAAGTGGATCATTAAATGGCTTCACGGTTAGCAAGTATCCCGATTCAGTAATCAGTGTTACTTCTCTGGCTTTATCACTAATGGGTGAATATTTGTGCGTCCGTTTTATGGACGCGCAAAGTTTAAACAGTTCTAAATCCTGTCCAGTTAGGCGGTAAAAATCCTTACCCTCAGTAAAATATTGACGGTGAGCATTGAATGATTTTCTAGCCGCACCTGTTGGGCGTTGGTGTACCTCGTCAATCATGGCAAAGGTGACAACTCGCTTACCTTGATACATGAATGGACTTAAGCTGGTGGCATTGATAGTGACTTGTCTCATTTCATCACCTCCACCAACTTTGTGATTTCTTTTCCTTGAGCACACACTAAGCGGTTGACTGCTCTCAGCATAAAATGCGTATCCGTCTCAGCTTCATTCTCTACAGCCGTTAACAGTGGGATTAACAACGCTTGAAGTTCTTCGTTGATGTGTTCGACTTCTTCCAAGGTAGATAAGTGACCAACATTTAATTTGATTGTTTTCATTTGGTCGCCTCCTCGAGGGATTCACATATTTCCGCATTAAAGTCATACGCAATAGAAACGAGGTCGATTAACTCCCGCGAACAATCTTTACTTGCTAACTCTAAGATAACGGCAAGTAATGAATTATCTTGCTGCGCCTTGTATGCAGCTCTGTCCAATGGAATAGGTTTGCTCATGCTTCCCCCTTCGATTTAGCGTCTACGGCTTCTGCGCCACTGATACGGCTAATGGCTTCCAACCAGTAATAGAGTTCTTGTTTTTTGGGATCATCAATTAGAGGAAATACTTCACTAAGAATATGAGCCATACCTTTTCGAACCCTAAGTAATCGGTCACGGCTACGTTCTTCTGAAGATAAAAGGAGGTCATTGCCTAACATGTTCGAAATTTCGGCTTGAATACGCTTATAGTTTTCTGGATAACAGCCCATAATTAAACCCTCCCCGAATAAATGTATTCGTTGCTGAACTGGCTTAATGGAACAATGACTGGATTATCAAAGCCGTCTCGCTGAAAGGTCACACGGTTAAATTGAACTGATAGAACTTTGACGGTTTCGCTATTATTTTTATGCGTGTAGAAATCGTTAGGTTGAGGATTACGCATGAGCCACCTCCTTAACAGGTAAGCGACCAGCGAATGACAGAATGTAATCACGTACAAGCATCAGTCTTGCATCGTGTTCATTCGGTGCTGTAACAGCAATACGACAAGGTTTAGCGGTTGTATCTGAGCGTTTAATACTCAGAAACAAAAATTTGAATTGAGTTTGGGTAGGGGTTGCCATCATAACGATGATCTCCAGTAACTTAGTTAAGGAGTCACCACTTGAAACGCCAATTTCGGGGGTGGTGACGACAGTAGAGTTGGCGTTACTGGAGTTACTGGAATCCAGCCAACCTTTCGGTTGCTCTGCTGCCGCCACCATAGATTCAGCGCGATATAATACCGCATTTAATGGGTGTGCGTAGGCATGGACACAAAAAAAGACGCAAGGCGCGTCATGTGTCGCCAGTAACTGATTCAGAACGCCAATTCTGACACTAGATTTTGCTAGTGCCTGATCACTATAGCCAACAATTCCCCATAAGTGCAAGTGATGTATTGCACATTTTTGTATTAACTCAAGGTTGTCATCTTTACCGATAACAAGATGAATACTATTCTTATAGTTCTCACTTGCTCGGTATTTAATATCGACGTTTCCAAGGGTAGCCGATTGGCCGCCCTTTTTTATGGACTCAAAAAAGTCAATTTCACTCGATAAATAGCGAGATTTCCCGACTTTAGAAAGGTGAGAAAAATCACCTTTAGCAAATGGTGTGAATTCCCCACGTTTTGAGATATCCGAATTTGGATAGCGCAAAATACCAGCAGATTTGTAACCTGAGAAATATTGCCCTGATTGATTAGCGTAAATTTTCGCTGATTGACTGCCCGTAATACCGTAGTTTAAAGCTACAGTATTAGTCGTGGTGTAAGTTGAACTTACATTATTACCTGCCAGTAGGGAATCGTTAACTTGGTAGGCAATATTCCCCAACTCTGGGGATAATTGATTAATATTTGAACTTTGATTCCCCCGATTTGGGGTATCAAACATTGTTGAGTTAATAGCCGCCATTAGTGGATTTCTCCATCAAGAAAATCAGGCTGGTACTTCTTCCATAATTCGCGTTCTTCACGCTGTAAATCAGCTTTCTTTTGCTTACATGATTGCAAATCACGCCCATGTTTTGAGGCTGTAATTTGGTATTGTTGCTGACGTTTGGTGAAATCATTTAACGCTGAGAATGGCACACCATACGCGCCAGTTTTACGAATAGATGGGATAACGTCACGGAATACCCAATTAGTAAAACGGTGCGCGAATGTGCCTTTAGTGGTTGCCTTACGGCTGCGGGCAATCAGTTTATAAAATCCAGACTCAGAAATAATATTCAACTTCTGATTACCGCCAAGGGTGTAAATTAAACTTACATCCTTTTCGTCCTCATCTAGAGCCAGCAAAGCAGCCCTTGAGTTAGTTAGTTGTAGAGCATCACAAACATCTTTAGCGACGAACCAAGGATTGTTATTAATTTTAACTATCCGCACCTGAACATTTTCAAATCGAATAACGGAAATATCATCTGAGTTAATATTTAAAATAGTCTCGTCGCTGAATTTAGGGTGAGCGAATCCACCAGCATTTAAGCTGTTATTTTTCAGTTTCATTATTTATTACTCCGTTATTCGGTCGGGTACAGGCTTAAAATATTATTTATGAGTGCGTTATCTATGGGTTGGTAATTACCTTGCTCAGCACGTTTATTTATTAAATTAATAACCTTCTGTACATCTTGAGCCGTTTTAAAGCGGTAACGATAATGTGATCCAATACCATCAGGATTAGGCTCATCAATGCGTTCTAGTTCAATATTTAATAAACGCTCTAATTCATTCGGGTAATTACGGCCTGACGATAAACGGCAATGAATTAATATTTCATTCTCGGTAAAGCCATTAATGCCAGTACCTAGCATATATAAACGGGCACGGTGTTTTTTAGGTGGGTTCTTTGATAGAATAGACGACGCTACGTTATTCTGAGAAGCCACCTGTGATGGGTGGTTTTTCTTTTCCATTATACCACCTCACCAGAACGTGATTCAGCAATCTTATTAGCAATCCATTCATCTACTTCTGATTCAACAAAAGCAATAGAACGAGCGCCAATTTTTACTGATTTAGGAAATTGACCTGCTTCAATGAGGCGATAAATCCACGCCTTACCATAGCCAGTACGACGCATAACTTCTGGTAAGCGAATAAGGTTTTCTTTTAAGGTTGTTACTGTTGGCATGATGCCCCCTTGTTATCTAGTTAATGATACGCCTTAGTAGACGCTCTTAGACTCAGGGGAACTTTATTTATATTTGATACCGCAGTCACCGCAGTTGCGGCACTTTTTACCGCAGTTGCGGTATTTATTGATTTATACTTTCATTCGCATCCGAAAACTTTTCCTCTAATGTTCTTTTGCTAATTCCAGCTTTCCCTTCATGCTTTGCAAGTAAAGCATTTATCACGCTAGTTTGATTGTTATAGACAGATAGTTTTTTACCCGATGGAGACTTTCCTAAAATAACATCTAATAACCCACCGATAATATTTAGATATGTTTTTTCTGCTCTAGAGTTGATATTCGGTAGACTCTGTTCATTTATATTTTTTAGAGCCATATTTTCTCTTTTCAATAACTCTAATTCTTTTTTTTGTACTTTAAATATCTCTTCGGCATTATTTATTCTGACTTGCAAGTGATCTCTATCAGCCCTAAGAATTTGATATGCTTCAACCGTAATTGATGTATGCATATTTCGCTCAATATCATCAAATATAAGTTTAGGCTTCTCATTAGGATAAAACTCAATTAACCATTCTTTAAAATCTTTTAATAACACCGTTCTTCTTTCTGGAGCTATATGATCATGCTCATTTATTTCATGATTACGTCCATCCCGTCCAACAGCTAATTGTCTCGCTTCTATTCCATCCATGATAGCCATAGCTCGATGTTCCAAACATCCAATATATGGGTGTTTAGGTACGGCTCTTTTTATATATTCACACTCAGAGATCACCTCATCGAAATCAGACGGTTTTATTCCACACCATAGCATAGCCATTTGTTCAACATTATAGTATGAATATAAACGTTGAAACGAAGCGCAGCTCTCCTTATCGTAATCAATCATTTTTCACCTCATCAGGGATAGCTTTTAGCTCATCGAACTCAAATCCTTTATCTTTTAAAACTTTTTTAGATTTAGAGAATCTTTCTTCTAAATTTCTTTTAGAAAATGGCTCCGCATCTTGAAATAGCTCAGTTAGTTCATAAATAACAGAACTCTGATTTTTTTTACTATTTTTGATAATGCTAACCAGCAACCCACCAATAATCGCATGAAGGTTATTTCTTTCTCTTGTTCTCATGGGTTTGTCTAGTTCCACTGAATGTGTTGTAACCGTTATTTCTTCTGTAGCTATGCCATCTGTAGGGTCTTCTTTTTTTGAGGGATTAGTATCAACAATTTCAAGCTGCTCAGGAAATTCAATATTATGAGCATTTAAAAATGATTTAATTTCGTCGTATTTGAAATAAAACTCAGGGAAGAAACCTTGGTAATCATCAGGCAATCCAGTACATTTATTCGGAGTTACCATGTAGCCAAATTCATTTTCTGGTAACTCTTCATCATAAATTTGATACTGTTCGCCAATCGCCCTTATCAAATCAAAACATCTTTCTTGAAACCATTGATCAGGATACGGATCGAAACCAGAAATTCTTGAGTACAAATAACATTGGTATGCAGGAAATGGAATTCCCTCAGCTATTTCTGTACGATTCCTATAAAAAAAAGCCGCGACAACATCAATCGGTTGCCCTTCTTGCTCCGCAATTGCTGCAAATAACCTGTGAAATTGAATAGCCTGATTCCGTTCTGCAACAAAACTATTTAATACACTCACAACGCCACCTCACGCCCTCTTTTGATAGGAGCTATGCCAGTTAGTAGAGGTGTACTAGTTTTCGGGGATCAGCCTAGACATAGCTTTATTCTTTATAGTCTATGCAAGTCTACTACAGTCTATAATTACTGTCTATTTGTCCAGCTATGCCTATTTTAGGCACAAAAAACCAGACCTTTTACTGTCTGGTTCTGTATGTGTCTGCTGGTGGGTTAAGCACGTTTAAAGTTACCGTGCACAACATTATCCCCGTTCTCTAAAGTATCCATATAATCAGCGTACCATTGAAGCATTTCTCTACGGCCATCAATATACTGAGCATGGTTATACGTTCCACGAATAGAGTTTTTATCAACGTGTGCAAGTTGTGTCTCAATCCATGCAGTGTTATAGCCTTGCTCGTGTAGGATGGTGCTCATTGTATGTCTGAATCCGTGACCTGTGGCTCTACCATCATAACCAATACGCTTGATAACCTGATTTATGGCCGCTTCACTCATTGGCTTAGAAGCATCATTCCTACCATGAAAGATATACTTAAACTTTCCTGTTATGGTTTGTATTTCTTTGAATAATTCTAAGGCCTGTGTAGATAATGGCACCATGTGAGGGCGACGCATTTTCATACGTTCTTTTGGAATTTCCCAAATAGCTTTATCAAAATCAATTTCTGACCATTCAGCCGCTCTAAGCTCAATAGTACGAACGCCTGTTATCATTAATAGCTTTGTCGCAATCTGAGTGATCTTACTTCCACTACATACAGATAGTGCCTGTAAAAACTCAGGTAACTCATTCACATTTAAGTGAGGAAAATGCTTAGCTTTTGGAGTAGACAGTGCGCCGGCTAATTCTGATGCAGGATTATACTCGGCCCGTCCTGTCACAATTGCATAGCGGAATACTTGGTTACATGCCTGCCTTATCTTTTTAAGTTTATCCAACACGCCGCGTTTTTCTAACTTCCGAAGCACTTCTAACATATCTAACGGTTTAATTTCCGTAATGCTAACTTTACCAATATAAGGAAAGATATCTTTCTGGAAGGCTTCTAGTAAATCATCCGCATAACCTTTTGACCAATTCGGCTTTTTATAGTCATGCCATTCAAGCGTGATTTTTTCAAAGCTATTATTTACTTGAGATTCTTTCTCTCTCTTTTCTGCTTTCTTCACTAAAGATGGATCATCACCTAACGCTAATATGCGCTTGGCTTCTTCTCTCTTCGCCCTAGCTTGTGCGAGTGATATTGATGGGTATACACCTAAAGCCAGCCTTTTCTCTTTACCAGCATATCTATATTTCATACGCCAATACTTAGAACCATTCGGAGCAACTTCTAAATACATGCCCCCACCGTCAGAAAGTTTATAAGCTTTCTCTTTTGGCTTGGAAGTCTCTACTTGTCTGGCTGTTAGCTTCAT